TCCAGGTTTACCTCTTCTATTTTGTGCCCACGATGGTCCTGCATCAGCATTATTATCTGTAGGTGTGCCTCCGAAGCGAATTGTGTTTCCAAATCGTCCTTGTAAAATGTAATCTCCTTCAAATGGCTTTAGCTGTTTATGAATGATTGGCTTTGCAGATGAATCTTTAAACGTCTCAAGGTTCTGAATCTCTTTATCAAAGCGTGATTCTAATTGTGAATAGGAAAATGCTCGAGCATTGGTTGGGTTAAGAAGACTAGGTTCAATTCCTACAAACGGAGAAGAGGTTGTTGTAATGTTTGCAGAGTTCATTATAATTGAACCGTAATAGAATGCTGGTGCATTAAGATTGCCTGGAGTGATTTGATCTGAGTATGCATAGTATATTACTACCTGCTCTCCTGGTAATGGCAACTTAAAGTTGGATCGATCAGCTGGGAATGCTAGTGATCCTTTTTCTTTTCCAACATCCTTAGTTGGTGGACCAAAGACATCACGAAAACGTATTGCTCCAATGTTCTGATCATTACCTTTATACAAAGGTGAGTCAGCATCTAAGCAAACTTCCAATACGTGACCAATAATAAGCTTAGGAGTTGGTACATATTGTGGAATACTACCAACGTTACCACCACCTACTAAACCATTTAATCCATCAAAAAAGCCCATATCTAAGTAGTTTGATCTAGCAAGTCTTGTGCAGCTGCTAGCAATTGTCGTTTCTCATCTTCAGATAAAGCGCCTTCATCTGTTGCCGCATTCTTGCTACCGGAAACTAATAAGCGCTGTACAATAGCTGTAAGCTTAACTAGGTTATCGTCGTTCTTAACAGACACTTCTAGGTACTCTTTGATCAGTGGTACCATCATAGATGCATCTGTCATATTACGAATCATAGGCTTTAACTGTTCGATTAAGCCAGTGATCTGCGTCTCTTTTTTCTTAGTGTTCATGTAAATGTCTCTCATCAAATCTGAGAAAGACTTATCGTCAAATAGTATCTGATCTTTATCCATAACGTCTTTTACAATAAATAGGTTAGGATTAAATTTTGACTATCGAGGTTGTTGAGCTTGTATCTCTTTTAGATACTCAACTAGGTGCTTAATGCGTACACCTGCTATCCACGATTCTCTGTTTTTATAGTAACCTAATTGATCCAACATTTCTTTATTTACTGTCTTTGGATCAAAATCAAAAGCCTGTAGGTTAGGTCCTCCACCTACAGACTCCCACGCTTTTATCTCCTTCAAGAGAAGGCCCATTAACTCCTCCTTTGAAACTGAGATGATCATAGTGTGTATGTTTTTTCTTTTGGAATGTATCCTAACTCAAGGTAATCACTTAGCATGCTTTTATAACCATTCTTCATTTGCTTAACAATCTTTGTGATTTGCTGAGTGCTAGCATCCGTCATCTCTCGTATATAAACATACAGAGCTTTCTTATTGAACAACTCAATTCTATCTCGCTTACGGAATAGTTCTAACACAGCTTCAGCAAGTTGTCTATCTTTTTTCTTTGGATAGTATCGCTCAATGTTTATGTCCCAGTAAGTAAGATACTTATCAAAAAACTCTTCCAAGCTTACTCTGTCTTCCGTCTCTTCTTCTCCTAATTCATAGTTGTCATCTACATCAACTCGCTTATGCTCAACAAGCTTCTTATAGTTTTTTCTATTCTTTAAGATGCAGTAATTCTTTGCAACAATACTAAAATAGCTGAAAGCTTTGCTTCCCTTTGAGGGATCAAACTTGGGTAGCTTCTCTACTAAGAAAGAAACAACCTCATGCTGTACTTGGTGTAAGGGAACATTGTCTGTATAGTAGAACTTAAAAGTATGGATGATATTCTCAACCAATTTTTCCATTGGCTGCTGTATCTCTTTCTGATAAATTATACTTTTCTCGTTTGTGCATGTAGCTGCATTATACTTAGCAATACTCACATCCACTTCTGGTCCGAAATACTGTTTTTTACTTTTCCTTGCTCTGGTCTTCTTCGGTGGTGTCGGTGTTGACATATCTTGTAATAAATTCGTTGAGGTCTGTAACATTTGCGTTTAGTTCGTTAAAAATCATACCCACTTCGTCATCTGCTTGAAAAGCTCCTAATCGATCAATCTCTTGCATTTGATCATAAGTTGCTTGCGTACGGATTGCAATTGCACCAATAAATTGTACATATATTTCTGTGTACTTTAGGAGTTTGTTATACTTTCTATTTTGAGCGTATACCAAATAACCCATTGTAATTACTAATACTGAAAGTAAGATTATTGTTAGTATCATTGTTAGTCGTTATTAAATAAAGAGTCGAATACATTTTTCAAAGCTTCTGTATCTTTAGGTGACGCATCCGACATAAACGTCTTACGTCCTTTTGATTCCTTTGCTACCGGCTCTTTGTCATTATCATCTTGCTCTGTTTTGTTTTTTTCAACACGAGATGCTAGTAAATCTGCTTGGTGTAGGATATACGGAAGATTCGTTCGTAATGCGCTTTCTGGATTAAAACCAATATAATAAGGTTTGTTTGCTTCTTCATATAAACCATCATGAAGCTTAATACCAAACCACTCGTTATCGGATACACGAATACCTCTATCAGCTAGTAGTTTTAAACTTCTATCTGGAACAGTCATAAAGGAGTTAACTGGGTTATTAGTATATAGCTTTCCTAGATTCTTTCTATGCCAATCTGATGGGTTGTGAATATACTGCTCTGCCTCCTCTGTACCAATCTTTCCTAGATCATGACATAAAGCTGCAAACAACAACTCTTCTACTGTATAATCTATCTTAGCACCCATCTCTTCCCAAGCCTGATGCATTTTTACTGCACAATCCATTACACGAATAATGTGGTCAACATAACCACCTACAAAACAGTTGTGGTAATTGATATTGCCACTCGCTGGCATAAGCATGATGCGTTCTTGGTGATCTGTATGCAATTTAATTAATTGCTGAGCTCGATCTCCTTCAATGTTGTTTTCAATTTTAGCCATGAGCTCATTGAAGTTCTCAAGCAATTGTTCTGCTGTGTAATTCATAACTGTTTCTCTAATTTTTTAAGTTGAGTTTCTAACTTACGTCTGTAAGTTGCACGTGATTCTTTTTTTACCTCCTTGCGTAGGTTACTGATTTTTACCAAAAGCTCATGCTTCTCTGTTGCTTTCTGAGCTTTAGATCTGGTATCCTTTTGTTTTACTTTAATCGGAGTCGGAGGCAGTGTGCCTTGTAGAGATGGTTGCTCTTCACCTTTGTGGTATACTTTGCCATTCTCATGTACAAACTCTTTCATAAACTTCCATCCTGGAGGATAGCCAGTTGGCTTCTTTGCTTTAGGAGCATCGGCAGGATCCCACAACTCCATTACGCAATCAGAACAAGTCCATCCAGTAATGTTAATTGGCGCAACTTTACCTACGCCGCACATCTTACACTCAATAGTGTGTGTTTCAATTTGCTTTTTCATAGTACTCATTATGAGATAACTATACGACTTTTTTAATCGAAATGCTAATTTAATGCAAAAGGAGTTGTTGGAAAGGCTTTCCACATAAGAGCAATGTAAGCGTAGCGATCAGCTACCTTCTTTTTTGTTTGGTAGTAACACCAATCACCATAAACATTATAATAGTGATTGATGCTTTGACTTACCAATTTTTTATCTAAGGAGCATAGAATGGAAACTTCATTATCCTCCACAATACTAATATAATCTTCCAGTAAGAAGTCGCTATTAGCAAATATGAGCTTATCCATTTCAAAAGCTTTCCAGACGTTTCGAAACTCTGTTTGCTTTACTCTTTTATTAAAAGACCAATGAGTAACTGTTGGAGTTACAAAAGCTCGAGTTCGCACATCATCGGATACTGTTAGTATTAGTTTTTGAGCTTGACGCAACTCAATGCTTGCCTTCTTCAAGAAGTTGCTCTTAACTAAATTAACAAAGCATCCCATTTACTATGCGTTTGTAGTGTTTGTATTTTTCTTTCTACGACCTCTTCTCTTTTTAGGAGCTTGGGTGATTTGATCTTTAATCTCCTCTTTAACCTCTTCTTTAGCGTTTTCAATAATTTGTTTAACGCTTTTCATTTTGTCTTTGCTCTCATGAGCAAATTTACGGGCTTTTGCTAAAGACTTTTCAGCTTGCTCATTTGCATAGTCTCTAGTAACTTTTAATTTGATCTCTAAGTCTTTAAGATCACCAGTTTGTTTAAATAGATAATAAATTAATCCTGCGTTAGCAATTAAACTAATGGTTAAGGTAATTGTTGTAAACATATAAAGTGTATTATTGTTAATATAACTATATTATACGGATTTTTTACCAGAAAGTCAACAGTAATATAAAATTAATTTATTGCTATCCACATTGCACTAGTTCCGCTATAAACATACAATCTATTAAAACTATCATCCCAGTACATAGTACCAGCGACAGGCGCTGCAGACTGTCCCGTCGGTATTACAAATCGTCCATTACCTGCAACTCCTACTATAGAAAGGTTTATAATTGCATTCTTATCTGTACCTAAAAATGATCCAGTAAAGCTAGTTGCAGTAACTCCACTCGTTGATGCTTTAACTGAAAAGTTTTGTGCTGAGTATACTAGTTCAGAAGCAGTAGTTCCGTTTGATGAGTCAACCATTAATGGGTAGTAAGTCGCTTCTGCAGCAGTACGTACCACTTCCAACGCCCTGGATGAACTTGCATAAGATGCTGTTCCATTTAGTGATCCAGTAAAACCAACACTAGTCGTTATTGATCCAGTTACGATTAAGCTTCCAGATATTATAGCTGATCCAGTAAAAGGAAAGCTAGATGCATTAGCTACGTAAGATGCAGTTGTTGCAAAAGATGCGCTAGTTGCATTTGCAGATAAAGATGCAGTTGTTGCAAAAGATGCGCTAGTTGCATTTGCAGATAAAGATGCAGTTAGCGTGTAAGAGGAGCTTAATGCTTGGTTAGCATATGATCCAGTTCCAGTTAAAGAACCTACAAGCGATCCAGTAAATGATCCAGTAGCTGCAATGGTGTAACTTCCAGTCCCATCTAAGGATTCGACAATGTTGGTAATGTGAGACGCTTGAATCGTTCCACCATTAGTAATTCCAGATTTTGGGAGAATAGCCATTTCTTTTTTTTATAAATAGATCGGTAATGAGAAAAACCAGTACTACAATGTGGGTACTAACATATAACTATTTCTGCCAAAAAGCAACTGTGCTCTTGTGTTGGCTGCAGTAAAGGCGTCTATCTTTAGCGACTTAGCTGTTTTGTTGTAAGCAAGAATTGCTGGCACCATAGCGGCCCAATTCATCTCCATACACGCTCTACGAATCCACATTGAAGATGATTCCATCTCTTCATAAGAATCGTAATCCCACTCAATGTGTACTATTGTTTGAACTGTGCCTCTATAAAACATATCAATGCATAGATCCAATCCACACTTGAAATCTGAAGCTAATAATCTCAACAACTCAGGTCTCTTCTCAGCATACTCAGATATCTGCATAGCGGCTTCACCTCTAATTGGATAACGATAAACGAAGTGACTATGATCGACTACTAAGTCGAAATCGCTTCTACTAGATTGTTCACACCATGGTTGAATGATTGCGTGTGTTCCAGACACTCCAGCACCGTCTTTATAGAGGGTGGGGTCGTGTACTAAACTGACGCCATGAGCTTTATAATACTCCTGCTCAAGTTGATTAAGGTCAAAACCTTCATGATCAACGTGACAACCGTATGCAGGATCTAATAGGATAGATGGATCTGCTAGCGGTGTTGTAACGGCAGTGACACCTGGAGCGATTGGGTCGTTCCAGGTATGTGTGCCTAAAAAAGTGTCTCTATCAATTCGAATCGCCATCCTCGTTATTTGAGTCTTTTTTACCCCAGATCTTATCTACTGAAGCTAATCCCAAACAACCAAAGGCTAACATTGCAACTGAATTAACTAACGTATCCGATGGCTTAATATCACCATGAGTATAGCTGTTAGCATACATTGTAATACATAAAGATAAGCCAGCAATAATACCAACAAATCTTTTTGAAGAAGGATTACCCCTCTCATCTTTAAAGAGTCCCCCGACCCAGTTAATCAACTTTTTCATACCTTTTTGCTTTATTATAAATATCAATTTGTTCTGTAACATGCTCTATCAACCAGTCTTCCACGCCGGGAATCTGCATTAAAAAGTATAATTCTGCAAGATAACACGCGATTTCTTCATCAGATTCGGGCAGTTTTATGCCTCTTTGCTGTATAAGTAGATGGTTTGATTCGTGTACAATTGCGGCTGCAATATCGTGTATATTGCGTGAATTAATATCGTACTGCCCTATTAGAATAGTATAATTACCCTCTGTTGTGGAAAATTTACTAGTTGAAAAGCCTATATGTTTACACGTCTGTATGACTCGCTCATAAGAGACGCTATCGTATGTTTTTATAACTTCAAGTGACTGCTCTACTAACCCTTTCCAGCCATCACCAGAGTCATCTATTTTGATTTGTGCACGAAAGGATGTAAACCAAACGAGACTAAGGCATGCTAGAAACAGCTTCATGTATTGCTTTTTTAAGTGCGGACGAAACTGTCATTTTTGAAAACGGAACTTTATTATCAACTAACTCAATCATTACGGCACGAACCTCCGTATCCGACTCACCAATACCTTCATAGCACTTGCCTTTATAATAAAGACGAACACCTACTTGAGTGATTTGATTTGTCTTTTCAACACCAACTATACGCACAGTATGCTTAGGTATTCCAAAGTAAAACACCTCCAACTTAACACTCTCACCCCCCTCTACTAGGCAGTATTTCTCAGACAACTCATCTTCTAACATCTGCTTAACTCCAAATCGAATATCGCGATTACCTAACTCTCTTAGTTTGGCTGTAGAATATACAGAATCAACACTAACACAATCTTGTGCAAAAGTTTGAGATGCAAAAGACAATACAATTGGTAACATTAGTAAGATTAGGTGTCTCATAGTTTGCCTTCTATAATATATTTGTCAAGAGGTTTAGTGGGAGGTTCGTTTGGAAACTCATACACAATACGTTTACCAGTAGAATAGAATATGATCGTTTTTTTGAACGATTTTGGAATAGCAGCACCGCCTGGAGTTTTGTTTGGCTTTGCGTCAAATATAACATCGATATGTATAATAATCGAATCCTTTTGAGCCCAAACACGCTCCTGCGCTTCTAACTCTTTCCATACACCTCGGTTAAGTTTATAATGTTGTAATGCACAATTTGTATAAGAAAAAGTAGCAAGCATTGCTTCACGACTATAGCAGAAATCGGCAGCAGGAGCCATATGCCCTTTATCCCACTCATTGTTTACATAGTCAGCATTGCTGCTAGTTATAATCCCTTTCTCCATAAAGAACTCCATTCCAGAGCGTGTTGCATTGCATGTCCTAGTTCGGATTCCGTAATCGACTGTAAGCGGTTGTTTATATTTTTGAGAGAAGTTTACTTTGTAATAACCCTTATCAACTTTTAAATCTGGTTGTGCTAGAAAAGCAAATGGGAATAGAAGTATAATTAGTAGTTTAATTTGCATAGCCTGTTCTTATCAAATATATATTTGTGTTACCGTTATTTGTAGGGTTTTGTATAGTAAGTGATTGCACACCAGTATATGTTGATCTTAGATCAGCAGTAGAGCTATTAATGACAGCCCACTCACTGTTAATAAATAGTCTGTACAATGGCACTCCTGCGTTCCATGGTACATTATAAGTCTTCTGATAGACATCATAAACATCGGTTATAGTTAGTATATTGTTACCATTAGTATTAAGTCTGTAGTAGTCTTTTGAACTAAAACCTTGTGATAGTATTTTTTGATTGAAAAACTGAGCATCGCTCGCAGATGGATTAGCTATCGATAGGTTTTCTACTACCAATTGAAAGGTGTATTGAGATACATCTAGAGTGGTTGTAATAGTAAATTGACCTGTGCCATTTGTCGTATATGTTCCATGTAAAGTAAAGGTACTTTCAGAGTTTAGTTTACGAAGTAGCTTGACTGGAATGTTAGGTATTCCAATACTCTCAGCTCCATACACATAACCTGAATGAACAAACGGCACAGGATAATTGACTGTAGCAGTCACAGCAGTCCTAGTAGAGCTAACACAGCCACTAGTCGTATTTCTTGATTGGATATAATATGTTGTCGTGCTTGAGATGCTAGGTGTAGTGTAGCTAGTTACTCCTAAACCACTTGACAATACGTTTCCTCCAACAGAGTTCGCATACCAGTCTACAGTAGATCCAGCCGGAGGTGTTGCCGCTAAAGACACCGTCCCAGCTAGCATCCGGCTTCCATTGATTGCAGTAGGTGCAGCGGGAGCATTAGCTACAGTACAAGATATTTGATGAGTCACAAAGCCAGTAAAGAAGGATGTAAATGTTTGATTGGCTGGATCTGTCCATGTTCCGTATTCAATTACGTAAGGACACGAGAAGTTGTTAGGTAGGTCATTCCACTGAGAACCGTTCCATTTAGTAACCGCATAATGTTCCCCACCTGAGTTATTAGGCTCGCCGCCTGCCCAGTTATTATATTGCCCCGCAATGTTTCCAGCATACTGTCCGTTTGCTGTTTTAATTAAAGTTCCATTTTCTGGACCTGCATCTATTCTCCAATAACCCTCTTGAGCTACATCAGATAATGCAAACCAAATTTGATTTTGTGGCACATTATTGTAAATGAACGCATCCTCATCAGCAGATGTAATAGTTACAAGATAACCTTGCTGCCCTTTAAACGTTGTTGCTGCAGCTGCCGATTTAGCATTGTTGTAAAAAGCCCCTGTTGA